CATAATCCACACGGAACTGCTCATTCCGGTCTCCACTTTCGATCTGAGGAAAAATCTCATCATAATAGAACTTCAATTCATCAATGTTCGTAATGATGTAAACGAAACTTTTCTTCTTACCCTTTAGCGGATACCCAATGGCTGTGTTCAACTTAATTGCATCCATGAACTTCAAGCCTGGCATACCACTCCAGTTTTCGGTATCACTCAACGGTTTTGATTTATTCCACAACGGGCTTTTAAAGATCGGTTCCAAATCCTCTTTGTAATCCTTCACAGCCACTTGAACTAATCGCTGTGGAAACGGCTTAGCAGGAACAGCAAAATTACTGCAACACGCCTGCCAACCATACCAATCAGGTTGCATCTTAGGAGGTCCATAAATATTTGGTACATCACATACCTCCATCACATGCTCACTAATTGGTGTAACCCTCACATCCGATTTTGTTGTGGATCTTCCCACACACGAACCATAATACTCAACTTGCGAGTCATTTGGCATATAGTTTATGGGACTTTTAGGATGGAGTGGCTCACTAGTGCGAATCTTCACACCTAACACCTGTTCTTCAAAGTGCTCAGCGCTACCTGAACACATGGTAGCCTCCATTTCCTTCACTCCTGCAATCGCTTGCTCGATCTGCGATTGTGTCAACGAACCATAACATCCATTCGCCGTACCTGATCTACCACCTAGATGAATACCAACGACAACCGAACCAATGGTCTCCGATACTAAAACAGCACCACACAAGCCTCCAAAAGTTTTGATAGTCAAGTTCTCATACAAACCACCAATAAACTCCTGGGTTGTCTTAACCTTACCAGGTTTCGTGAGTCCCTTCGCTCTCATAACTTGTCCATCTTTCTGCCTCCAGGACATACGGAAAGGCACCTTTGGCATTTGTCCAATTGGGAAATGCTTCACTATGTTTCGAAATGAGCCTCCAGTCGCACAATAGCACACACACAAATCTGTACCTTCAATGCGATATGCTGAACATAACGAAATATCTGCAGCAAACTTTCCACCACAAGCCTCAGGATTAACTTTCCTTAATGTGCACCGCATGTTTTCGCCAAAGTTTTTGAAATAATGATAAGGAATCAATATCAAATTGGAATTAAGAAAAAGGCCATTCATGCAGCCATCATCAAAACCTTCCAAATGTACTGTTCCATATACCAAATTCTTTTCAATAATCTTCGACAAAGTATCCACAGTTACACATTTCGAATCCTGCGAGATAGGCAACTCACGCTGAACTACTTCAGTCCACACATTGGCTTCACTATCTCTCTGCTGAACTTCCACTTCAGTCTTGGGTTCCAAAGATCCTTGCTCATCATGCTTTCTCCATCGACGATAAAACTTAGCTAATCCGTACAAAACACCAATACCAACACAAGCACCACAAATATACTTCGCACACTTATTGCGGTAACTAATAGTAATATAGCTAACAGTACGGTTGCTCTCTTTCAAACGCTCCAACAATTCCTCCTCAACTTTCGTACGCAAGTAAGACTGTACGCGTGCCGAATAAAAGAACATAATTGGAGTTATCACAAAGAACAAACCACCAAGTAATAGCGAACAAATAGAAACCAAGAAAAACAGTGACCAATTAGCTCGTGTAGCATCCCAATAGTCAGCACTCATCTGATCAGCATACCACCAACGCAGGAATTGCTCCCCATGCTTATTATCAAACCACGCAGCTGGCACATAATCTGTCCACTGCCAATCATCGAGAAATTGTTTACCCTTCTCGTAGATCAACTTCGCTGCTTTCTCATCCAATGATTGTGCTTTCTTATCAAGAAAAGCTTGGCTTGGAAACATAGATTGCGCTCTAGAAAATAACTTCTTAACACACTTCTTTGTCTCCTCACCAAACTGCTCTTCAAGATGATACGGACAATTATTCCGTAGATGCACACAACCTTCATGCGGACACTTTTCCAATGTTGACTGCCTTTGACGCATTCCACTAAGAATGGCCTCTTGATTCTTCCTGTGCTCCGAAAAAGCCTCAACACTAAATTGAATACAAGTTGCCATATCAATATCAACCATCTTCTTCTTTCGCCATACCATAGGCTCATACTTGGCCACCGTTGACAATGAGG